ATAATAGCCCTACTATATCTTACGTGTTTTCATCAGGTCAAGAAGCAGAAATTAAATTTAATACAGTAAATACTAACAATGCTACTGATATTGTCACTGTAACCTTAGAAACTGTCCCGTCTAATAAAACCAATACTCTTTCTTATGGTAGAACAACAACTACAGGTTCTTTAGACAGTTTACTAACTTCAGGTACTTATGTTTTTGTAAAGGGTAACGATAATACAAATGCAAGTGGTATTATTACTACAGCATTCAGTTACGATACATCAACTTTCCAATTTTTAAAACAAAATGGAGATATTACTGATAATCAAATAGGAACCATTAAAATGACTAACGATACAACAGGAACTTTTGACAACACAAAACATACCATAAAATGGTTTTATACAATAACTATTCAAAACAGTGATTATACTTCACAAGTTGATCCTGGGGATCTTATTAATATAGAAAATGCAGCTAATAATACATTTGTCAATAAATATTTATTAGTGAACAGCATAAAATTAGTCGGAGATAATACAATCATAAAAGGTCATACTAACGAAATGATATTAGGTAATGACTTAGACATTGTAGCAGCTAATAATTTCAAATTAGTATTTGGTCAATTTTCAGGAAGTGATGTTAATGCAGCTTGGACTGAAAGAATAGGTTATGCTTTAATTGAAGATATATCTTTGAAAATTTCACAAAATGTAATCGATAAACAATATGGAACTTGGATGGATATTTGGAGTGAATTATCATGTCCTAAAAATAAGAAAAAAAGTTTAGATAGAATGGTAGGTGAAAAAAATAGGATGAGTCTTATTAACAACGCTATAGAAGGAAGAATCCTATATATACCCTTACAATTTTGGTTTTGTACTAATCCTGGTCTTGCATTTCCATTAATTGCTTTGGGTCTTGAGAAAATGAAAATGGATATAAATATAAGAAGATTCGACAGTTTAGTAATACCAGTTAATAATACTACCGGAAAGAGATACAAAGGAATAACAAGTTTTAGTCCAGAAGTTCCAGAATTACTTTCGTGTGCTCTTTTTGTAGATTATGTGTACTTAGACAAAGAAGAAAGAAAATTATTTGTTAATGGAAAACAAGAATATCTCATAGAACAATTACAAAGTATTCAAGACATAACTGGAGGATATATTAAGAATAGTAGTAGTACTATTTATCAAGAATTAAAATTTCACCATCCTGTTAAAGAAATTATTTGGATTTTTCAAGATAAAAATTATGCTACTAAAAGTGGAAATATATTAGACAACAATGGTAATATTATAGGAAGAGCTAATTCTTGGTTTAAGTATAACCATAATCCTTCAGAAACTTTAGCTCAAGCTGGTGATTGTACATTAGGAAGTAATGGAACTAAGTGGAATGGTGTTTACAATGATTTTTTATCAAGAGATAAAGATAATGACATTTTCATTCATGGAGAAGAAAGAGTATTCGCTAGGGGTGGGAAATATTTTTCTGTAGTACAACCTTATCAACATCATAAAAATTCACCAGATAATGGTATTTATCTTTACAGTTTTGCATTGAGACCAGAAGATTATCAACCAAGTGGTACTTTAAATTTTTCAAGATTAGATAATTTCAAACTGAGGTACAAATTTGAGCCTAGAGATAGTGGTATACTATTGGACAAAAGTTTAATTTTAAGTGTTTATGTTAAAAATTACAATGTATTAGCTTTTGAAAATGGTAAAGCAGGTATTTTATTTTCAAATTAATTGAATACGTAGATTTCTTCAAAAATTTTTTCTTTGTATTTATTATATAATATGGGTGGTGGTTTAATGCAATTAGTGGCCTACGGGGCTCAAGATATTTATCTAACAGGTAACCCACAAATTACCTTCTGGAAACTAGTATACAGACGCAATACAAATTTTGCAATAGAATCAATCGAACAAACATTCGCAGGTGCTGTTGATTTCGGTAACAGAGTTACTTGTTCCATTTCTAGGAATGGTGACTTGATTAGTAAAATGTATTTAGTTGCAACTTTGCCTTCTTTGACTGTACAAGAAGCAGCTAGTCCTATAGGAACTCCAGGGGATGCAGCAGTATTAGAATATACTATTGGTAATTTAACAGCTGGCATTACTAATGTTATTGGTACTAATTCAGCACAATCCATGCATTCTGTAAGTGCTGCTTGGACTGAACATGTAGGTCACGCTTTGATTGATGAAGTTATCGTTGAAATTGGAGGTCAATTAATTGATAAACATTATGGAGTATGGCTTGAGATTTGGAACGAACTTACCTTGTCTTCTGAAAAAGAAGAAGGTATGGATGAACTTATTGGTCCTAAGAAAAGACATCAATTGTCAATGTCTGCTAAAAATGAAAGAATTATTCATGTTCCTCTTCAATTTTGGTTTAATCGTAACCCAGGTTTAGCTTTACCTCTAATTGCTTTGCAATATCATGAAGTTAAAATTATTATCCAACTTAAAGAACTAAATCAGTTATGTACTATTGTTTTAGACGGTAGAGGAATTCAGGGAGATTGTAGATCAGATTGGGTTCTTGATACTGATAATGTATTGTCCAAATTTCCAAGTTCTTTTATGGGAGTTGATAACAAAAATACAGCATCAGGGTGTAGAATTCAAGGAACAGGTGTCAGTGTAAAAACTAGTAAACCTCTTAAAAATTGTCAATTATGGGTAGACTATGTTTATTTAGACACAGAAGAAAGAAGAAGATTTGCTCAACAATCTCATGAATATCTTATTGAACAATTACAATTTAATGGTGCAACTAGTACACCTAGTACAGCTACTACTGAAGTTACAGGAACTTACAGAATTAATTTTAATCATCCAGTGAAAGAATTAATTTGGGTTTATCAAGATAAAAATAGATGTTGCCCTACCGTAGCAAATATTACTAAAAATGCATGGTTTAATTTTGGTTGGAATGACCATAATTTAGTTTACCCTGGTTACCTTACAGATTCCGCAACTGCTAATGTGACAGGAAACAATAATTTAGCAGCTAATCCTTTTATTTTGGATTGTGTTGATGGAGCTGACATGCCTTTAGGAACATGCGGAACACCTAAAGATGGAAGAGTTCATGATTTCTTATCTAGTAGTTATACTAACAAAATTCAACTTAATGGACATGATCGTTTTGCACCAAGACCAAATAGTTATTTTAGTTGTGTACAACCTTATCAACATCATTCAAGAGTTCCTGAAAGTCAAATTTATAATTACAGTTTTAGTCTTCGACCAGAAGAACATCAACCAAGTGGTACATGTAATTTTTCAAGAATTGATAATGCTCAATTACAATATTCATTACAACCTATGGTTTTACCAGCAGATGCTGAAAAAGGTTTAAGTCCTAACAATGAAAGCTATGCACCAACTCTTAATTTAATGATGTTTGCAACTAATTATAATGTACTCAGAGTTATGAGTGGTATGGGAGGTTTAGCATATTCCAATTAATTTAATAATTAAAAATTTTCTATAGGAAATAATATTTCTCGCAGAAGATTTTTATTTTTTTTGTTGACTATTACTAAATGGGTGGTGGTATGATGCAATTAGTTGCTTACGGAAAGCAAGATATATACTTAACAAGTAAACCAGAAATAACTTTTTGGAAATCAGTATACAGAAGGTGTACTAATTTTGCTATTGAATCAATTGTTCAAGATTATAGAATAACTCCAGGATATGGTAAAGAAACTAATTTTGTTCTCACTAGGGATGGTGATTTGATAAATAAAATGTATCTTACTTTAACATTGCCAGCTCTTACTCTTAATGGTAATACAAGTACTAATGACTCTGTTGTATTAACATTTAATCACGCTAAGTTAGCTGATGGATTAGCTCAGATTAATGATGGTAATGGTAAAACTTATTTTACAGCTGCTTGGACTGAACATGTTGGTCATGCACTTATTGATGAAGTAAGTATTTTAATAGGTGGACAACTTATTGATAGACATTATGGACTTTGGATGGAAATATGGAATGAACTTACGGTTCCTGAAAGTAAAAAGAAGGGATACGATAATATGATTGGTTATAGAAATAGAAAAGACCTTCCTTATGGGGCTGTAACAAAAAGAAAATTACAAATACCTCTTAACTTTTGGTTTAATCGTAATCCTGGATTAGCATTACCTTTAGTTGCTTTACAATATCATGAAATAAAGATTAATGTTAAATTTAGAGAATTTACTGCTTTACCCATAGTAGTTATTAACCGTTCAGATACAGGTAATAAAATTTCTAATAGAATAGACCTAAATTATGTACAAGGGTTAAGGGCTCAATTCAAAGATAACCATAGACCTAGTATTGTAGGAAATTTTACTCCTAAAATGCAAGATCTTAAATTATGGGTTGATTATATATATCTTGATACTCCAGAAAGAAGAAACTTTGCTATGAATGAACATGAATATCTCATCGAACAACTTCAGTATAAAGGAATGGAAGATACTTTACAATTAGAGGCTGCTAATGAAATTGGTAATTTTTTGAAATTAAGGTACAATCACCCAGTAAAAGAAATAATTTGGTGTTTACAAGACCCTATTGCAAAATGCCCTCAGAAATCTAATGGTATTTACGACATGTCAAAAAATGCTTGGTTCAACTTTGGACACAATAAAGATGACATAGTAAGATTTTTAGGAGACAATGCAAATAGTATTACTATTAATGGTATAAGTAGTGCTGATATGCCTTTGGGTACATGCGGGACAAATACAGATGGTAAAGAACATGAATGGATTAGTAGAGAAGACAAAAATGGAATACAAATTAATGGTCAGAATAGAATAGCACCTAGAGGAGCTGAATACTTTCGTTATACGCAACCTTTACAACATCACACTCATATTCCAGATAATCAAATTTATGTTTATAGTTTTTCTCTTAATCCAGAGGAACATCAACCAAGTGGAACTTGTAATTTTTCAAAATTAGATGAAGCTCAGTTACAAATGTATCTCAGTAAAAATACAGGAATAACAAGAACTTTAAAACTATTAGTGTTCCTTACAAATTATAATATTTTCAGAGTAACTGGAGGAATGGGAGGTTTAGCTTTTGCTAATTAATACGTTAAAAAAAATGGTTTTTTTTTCATTCTTTTAAGTAAAGTATGGGTGGTGGTCTAATACAATTAATCGCTTATGGAGCTCAAGATGTTTATTTAACAGGTAATCCTCAAATAACATTCTGGAAAATAGTATACAGAAGATGTACTAATTTTTCTATGGAATCTATCGAACAAACATTCTCTGGTGTAGCAGATTTCGGAAGTAAAGTTGAATGCAATATTGCCCGTAAAGGAGATCTTATTGGTAAAATGTACCTTGTTGCGGATTTACCAGCATTGGCTGTACAAGTTTCAGGTTCAGCAGCAGGTACTACAAGTGGTACTGTAAGATTAACTTTTAATTACACAAATCTTACAGCTGGTATGCAAAGTCGTTCTGGTACAAATAATCAACCTGATTATTCAGCAGCTTGGACTGAACATGTTGGTCATGCACTAATAGATGAAGTAACAGTTAGTATAGGAGGTCAAGAAATTGATAAACATTATGGATTATGGTTAGAAATATGGAATGACCTTACACAAACCGCAGAAAAAGAATACGGTTACGATAAAATGATAGGAGAAGCAAATAGGGAAGAATTACCTTTTAATGCTGTAGAAAAAAGAACTTTACACATACCACTTCAATTCTGGTTTAATCGTAACCCAGGATTAGCTATACCTTTAATTGCATTACAATATCATGATGTTAATATCAGTCTTAAATTAAGAGACTTTAATAGTCTTGCTATTATTGTTTACAACAAAGGAAATACAACTAGTATAGGCAATGCTCAAGGTATAAGAATTCAACATCAAAATGCAAAAAACAAAATAAATCCTTCAACCTATGTTAATATAGTTCCTGGTGATGAAAGAGAAGCAAAACTTTCTAATTGTCAATTATGGGTTGATTATGTATATCTTGATACAGATGAAAGAAGAAGATTCGCTCAAAAAAATCATGAATACTTAATCGATCAATTACAATTTACAGCAACTGAAGAAATCCCTTTTGTAAACGATGTATCAAATCATACTTACAACTTAGGTTACAATCACCCTGTAAAAGAACTTATTTGGGTAGTCAGAGATGAAAATTATAGAGCTGTCAAAGGAATAGGTGAAAAAAATGGTTGGTTTAATTTTGGTTATAATACTTACTCCGCTACTCCTAGTGGAGACGCATCAACAGATACTTACATAGCTCCTACATTATATAGTGCGGATGCTCCAGAAGGAACAAGAGGAACTGTTGCAAATGGTAGAAGTAGTGATTGGTTAGCTAATACTTATACTACTAAATTTATACTTAATGGTCATGATCGTTTAGCTCCCCGTCCTTCTAGTTATTACAGGTTAGTGCAACCTTATCAACATCATACTAAAGTCCCTGATGGTCATGTTTATAACTATAGTTTCAGTATTAAACCAGAAGAACATCAACCAAGTGGAACTCTTAATTTTTCAAGGATTGATTCTTCAGAAATGGCTTACAGTATTATTGGACCACCTAGTGCACCTACTGGTAAAGACGGAGGTATGGATGGTAATAATAGTCTTGAAGTTGGATTGACTCTTCATGTATTCGCTAGGAATTATAATGTACTAAGGGTCACTAGTGGTATGGGGGGTTTAGCATTTGCTAATTAAGAATAAAAAAAATATTGGAGTTTAGTATATGGATATTTGCAAACTAAGTAGTTCAGGTTCTTTACAATATTATGTACAATTATTAATAGGTTCAGTCATATGTTCAACAGGTTTTTCTACAAACAGTGAAACTACTGTTATAGGTAGTATGCTTATATCACCTATAGGTGGTCTTATTATGAAATTTGGAAAGGAAGGTTTTAAAAGAAAAGGAAGAATTCGTTCAAAAGGACAGTTGATGGAATATAAATTAATAGCTATGTTTTTAGTACCAATTATGGTAGGATTTTTATTTGGATTTTCTGTTAAACAAGTAATAGAAACAGATGTAGTAGAAGGTAGAGGTAAAACTTTAGTTAAAAAACCTCATTTATTATTAGCAAGTGCTGTTATAGCTGCTTCAGCTGGTGTTCTATTCAATTGGGGAGATAAAATAACTATGGTAGGTATAGGTATTGCTACTGCTTTGCTTCCTCCTTTAGTTGCTATAGGATATTCTTTAGGAAAAGAAAATAAAAGTAACAAACAAGTAGCATTAGGTGTTAATGATGCTATAGCTAGTGCAAGTTTATTCGGTATTAATTTTATGGCCTTATATTTAAGTGTAATATTGTTTCAAAGAAAATGTTAATTGTTAATTATTAATGAATACTACTATTTTTTAAAAAAAAATGTTAGTATTTATTAAATGTCAGGTGAAAAGTATAAAAAATTGAAAAAGGAAATAAAACAAAAAATAAAAAAAATTAAAGATTATGAAATAAGTGATAATAAATTAGCTGCGTTAGTATTTATTATTACAGCTGTATTAGGATTAAGAGCAGGTAATTACTTTAGACTTTTTGTTTTTGAACATGAAACAAAAAAAAGAAAAAAAGAAAAAGAAGAAAAATATTCGAATATATACGGAGAACCAGAACTGGAGGAATTGGATTTACAAAAAATGCCTAGTGATAATGAAAGTAAGTGGGATGGTGACGATAGTTCTGGGGCGGGGGCTCTACCAACTGTGTCACTTTTTGGTAAAAATAAAAATAGAAAATTTAAAAAAGTAGCATTAGCCACTTTATTAGGAGGAGGTTTAGGAATTGGTACAGGAATTTACCTAAGGGACAATAAGATTAAAAAAGAAAGAAAGATAGAAGAAAAAAAAAGAAAAGAGATAGAAGAAAGGATGAAGGAAGATGACGAAGATTTTGAAAGATTACAAAAAAAATTAAGAGAAAGTGATGCACCAGAATCTAGAATTGAAGAACCTCGAAAAAAAATTGAATTTGAAAAATTTGACCAAAAAAATTTTAATAAATTGAATACTCCTTTTAAAGATGATATTACATCGGAAATTAACTCAGGAACTATTGGATTACAAGAACAAGGAGATTATGATAGAGCTATATGGGAATTAGAAAAATCGAAAAAAAAATTAAAAGAAGATAAAAAAAAGACAAAAAAGAAAAAAAAATGGTTTAGTAGAAACAAGGATATTAAGAAAAAAATAGGTATTATTAAAGAACAAATTAAAGAAAATGAAAAACAATCTGAAGAATTTCAAGAAATTTACGAGGATTATCTTGATAATAAAGAAAAAAGATTAAGTAAAAGACAACTTTCAAAATTATTGTTAAAAGGAAAAGACAAAAAAGACATTGTAAAATTAATGTCAGAAGAAGCAGGCGAAGACCCAAATAATTTAAAATATTTTACTCTCAGGGAGCTTAAACAAAGATTAGAAAAATATCCTTTTTGGAAACTTCAGACAATATATGAAGCTGATATGGGAAAACAAGAAGAAATTTCTTCGGTACTTGACTACTATGACGCTCCTGTTCAAGAAGTTATGTTATTTGGAAAGAAAAAGAGAAAGAGACGTAAGAAAAAAAGAAAATAAATAAAAAACTTTTTATACTTTTTAAAACTTAAAAGGTTTAAAACGTTTAAAAAAATATTGCTATATTGTAGAATGCCAAGAGGAGCCTTGATTGAATTAACAGCAAAAGGTCAACATGATCTTTATTTAACAGGGACACCTTCAATTACATTTTGGAAAACAGTTTATAGAAGACACACATCATTTTCTATGGAATCTATCGAACAAGTTTTTGATAATGCAATAGATTTTGGAAGTAAAACAAGTTGTACTCTTAAGAGATCAGGAGACCTTATTAATAAAATATACTTCGTTTGTAAATTACCTATATTAGAAACAACTGATTTTTTTTCAGGTGATCCACAAGATCCTTATACTAAAACAAATGCATCAGATACAGATTATTTCTTCGACCCTTCATTTGATTATTGGATTTGGAGTAAAGTAATAACACCAATAGTACAATCAGCTGACACATGGGCTTTTGGAACTACTGATCTAGATAACTGGCCAGTAGAAGATACTATTTCATATACTTCAGCAGCTTGGACTGAGAATGTAGGAAATGCTCTTCTTGAAAAAATAGAACTTCAAATAGGAGATTCTATAATAGATACACATTACGGTGTTTGGTTAGATATATGGGGTGAACTTTCACAAAAAAAGAATATGAAAAAATCCCTTGAAAAAATTATAGGAACTAGTCAGAAAAGTGAACTACCGTATAACGGAAAGGAATCAAAAACTCTTTATGTCCCCCTTAGATTCTGGTTTAATGAAAATCCCGGGTTAGCTTTACCTATAATAGCTCTAACATATAGCGAAATTAAACTTAATTTTAAACTTAAAAAATTGGAAGAATTGGTTATCGCAGTAGCTAAGAAAAAACTTTTACAATACAACGCTGACACTAAAGACCATTTTTCATGGTCTCAAAGAATAAAGAACCCAAAACCTGTTTCTCCTTTAATTAGTAGTTCTTCAGTTTATGATACATACAATATTATACAAGCTTATGAAGCTTCTACTGACACAGAACTTGAAAGTTTTCGTCGTTCAGGAAGAGTTCAAAATTCTAATTTTCAAATTTCTATTCAAAAGATAACAGCAGCTAACGGTATAGTAAAAACAGTGACTCCTAATAATCCTGCGAATATTAACACTACTATTTTACCAATTCTTTACGGAGAAGTGACGTACAATGTAGCAGTTACAAAAACTGCTAAAGTTACTGCTAAAATAGATTCCACTGGAGCTATTCAACATATTACAATAGTTGAAGGAGGACAAGGTTATACCAACGCTAATAATATCACAGGTATAAAATGGATAGCATTTAACGGTACTGTAGTAGAACATAACGATGCTACAAAATATAATTTCGCAGTAGAAACAACAAACGATAAATTTGGAATAGGAGGAGTATCTTTTATAAACAAAGGAGAAAATTATGTGATACCTACTATAACTTTCAATGGTACTGGAACAGGTGCTAAAGCAGTAGTTAGTCGTTTAGATGAAAACAGTGGTATACAAGAAATAGAATTAATAAGTGGAGGTACAGGATACAGTAACGCAACAACTGTTACAGTTAACGGTAATGGTTACGGAACTAATGCTACTCTGACAATGAATCAGGTTGGAGGAACTATAGTGTCAGTATATGCTACAGCATTTGGAAGTGGATATATTATGCCAATAATACAAATGAATGACGTAACCGGTTCAGGAGCCCATGTAGTAGTTTCTGAATTAAATGATAATGGAGGAATCGATACAGTTAAAGTTGTTTATAGAGGATTAAATTATAGTGTGAATCCTCAAATCAATGTCTATGGTAATCCAAATGCTACAGGAGGTTCTACTGGTGAAGAAAGATTAGATGGAAAAGTTAAAGATGGTGATAATATTAAATTTATACCTGAAAAAACTACTTTACCATACAGTGGAGAATATGTAAGATTTTATCATAAAGACGATAATTTTAATCAGATTTATGAAGAAACTAGGGAGTGTCATGAAGACAATCAGTTTAGTAAATATTTATTAAGTGATGTTATTTATAATTCTGACCTAGCTAATGAAAGTTCAGGGCATGATAATCCTTTTGCAGAATACCCATTAGTTAAAATAACAAAGAATGGAAACAATATTAAAGTTTTTATGACTGCAGATTATTACAATAGTACTTATTTTAAAAATTGGGGTAATTTTTCAAATGTTAGACATAATTACCCTATCCTTCTTTCTGATAGAAAAAATACAGAAGTAGAAATTTCTGGAACTGTTAGAGGTTTTGATTTACCAGGATTAACGATAACATTAGACACAACAGCTTCAAGTACTAATGATTTTTATAATGGTTATAATCTTGAAGTTAAAGTAGGTAGTAATTATTATAATCGTTTTATACTAGACTACAATGGAGCTACTAAAAAAGCTACCGTAGAACAAGTTTTACCTAATAATCCTACAGTTGGTACAGATACTTATAAAATAATTGGAGTACCTCATTATAGAGGAATTGTACAAGCAGTTGATACAACTAATAAAACAATTACTTTACAAACTTATACTACCCAAATAGATTTTTATAATAATTTCGACATAATCATAGGAAATGAAAGAAAAAATATTACAGATTACAACCAAACTAATGGGAAAATAACACTTGCAACAAATTTTAATACTTCTATTGTAACCGGAACTACTGTTTACAGAATAGTAGAAAACGAAAGTGATAAATATGGAGATAGTGGTTTATGGAAATTAATAAGTACAACTGCTGGAGATGAAAATATCGTAACGAGTAACGGTTATACTAATTTAGCAGGTACTACTAAAACTGTAGGTACAGACCAAACAGTTGGTTATAAAACCTTAGAATTTTCACCTAGGGATGATAATTATATCGGTACAAAAGCTAATATAGACACAGATAGACAATTATTTTTAGCTATACTCAGGAAAACTAATGGAGACCCATTGACGTACCCTCATACTTTTAGTAAAAACAATATTTTCTTAAATAATAATTTAAAAGGTAAAGGATACAAAACTGGTGATCAATTTTTACTTTCTAATGCAGGTGGTACTGAAATTACAACTATTTCTATTACAGCTAATGCTACAGGTCAAATAACAGATTTAACAATTGTTAATGGAGATGAACATACAGCTGCTCCTAATATATTACAATCTTCATGTGTGGGTAAACTTTATGTTCCACAAGGAGGTTCTCAGACAAATTCTGGGCATTATATAGTAGGAAGGTATTATTGGAATTATAAACAAATGATGACATTCTCAAAAAGATATACATGGGTATTACAGCTTGGGCAAGGAGAAGATTATGATGTTATATCTCTTCCTGGTACTTATACTACAAGTGACTTACCTAACACAGAAAGAAATCAATATCCATTTATTTATCCACAAGATCCTACATATCAATGGTTTAACAGTACTGACACTCCAAGAGGTAATTTTTGGCAAAGAAAATTACAATTTGCTGTACAAGACCCAGGTATACCACATTTAAGACCTGGAGCTATTATAAGATTAGGTGTTTCAGGTAATCCCCGTTTTGATTATCCATTAAAAGAAACAACACAGCCTTCACATGTAGTTTTCTTAGAAACTTTATACTATAGAATGATAGGTGAGAATAGAACTTCAAATTTAGAAGAAGAATTTATGATTGATGATTTTACAGGTTCTTCTTTAGGAGTTTCTGAAGAATCTTACTATACTACAGGTGAAAGAATAGAAGAACAGAATTGGTATAATGGATTTAATAATACTTTTATTCAAAATGCAGTAGTTGAACATGTGGTTATTGATACTGTTAAATATTATCCTCTTATTTATTACACTATTGACGTACATCCATTAGACTTTGATAATCGTTTTTGGTTTTATGAAGATTATACTATAACAAACAGTGAAACTTGGAATTTAACGGTGTATCCTCCATGGAATGATTTTGAACCTGGAGACAGAATAACACCTAATCTTTCACAAAATAAATTGATTTATAAAACACCAAAATTAAGTCTTACTGAAACTAATCTTTGGGTTGATTATATTTATTTAGATACTGAAGAAAGAAGAAGATTTACAGAAAATACTCATGAATATTTAATAGAACAATTACAATTTAGAACAGGTATTTATGAAAAAATAACAACTGTTCCTAAAACTAGGCAGTTTTTATTGAATGAATTAAGTTTTACAGTAAAAGAATTGATATGGGCTTTTCAAGACCGTCAAAATTGTGCTTCACAAGGTCATTTTAAGAACTCATGGTTTAATTATGGGATTAATCAACAGTATAATTTAATAACAGCAGATTGTCCTCTTGGGACTAATGGTACTAAATGGGATGGAAATGATAATGGTTTCTTTAGTAATCAACCTCAAAATGAAATAATTATAAGTGGTCATAAAAGAATAAACCCTAGAAGATCTAGTTATTTTAGATATACACAACCACTCCAACATCATACAAGTGTACCAGAAAAACCTATTTATTCTTATAGTTTTGCTTTAAAACCAGAAGAACATCAACCTAGCGGTACCATGAATTTTTCAAGAGTACCTGATGCAAGATTGAAATTCTTTTTAAAAGGTCTTAAAACATTAGACTTGAGAAAAAACACTCCGGTATATATATTACTCTTTGCTAAAAATTATAACATATTTAAAATAGAAGACGGAAAAGGAGGAGTCCTATACGGTAATTAAATTATTTTAAAATATTGTTGACTATTAGAAATGGTAAAAGGTTCGACTATACAACTTATTTCTAAAGGTCAACAAGATTTATATTTAACTGGTGATCCTAAAATAACATTTTGGAAAAGTGTGTATAGAAGACATACGCAATTTGCCATAGAAACTATAAGGAATAATTTTAATACAAAACCTGCTTTCGGTGAGACTATCGTGTCTGAAATAAAAAGATCAGGAGACTTGTTAAACAAAATGTATTTAGTTTTAACATTACCTGCTTTGGTGACAAATGAAATATTTAAAGAAGATCCAAATTCTGCTTACCATCCTAATAATGCTACAGTTCTTCCTGGAGCAATGAGTTACACAAAAGCAGCATGGACAGAACATGTAGGTAATGCTTTAGTAGAAGAAGTTAAATTAATAATAAATGATTCAGTCATAGATCATCAATATGGTGTTTGGTTCGATATATGGCAAGAATTAAGTAATAAGAAGTATCAAAAAGAAGCTTTGGATAAAATGTTAGGAACACAAAAAAAAAGTGAATTACCATATAATGCATCTAAAGAACAAATACTTTATATACCTCTACAGTTTTGGTTTAACCGTAATATTGGTTTATCTCTCCCTTTAGTTGCACTTACTTATGTTAGTGTTAAAGTTAGTATTAAATTAAGAAAACTTAAAGATCTAATATTAGCTGTATCAAAAAAAGAGTACGTCCCTGATAATTTAACTGAATGGCCTAACGATAATAGTACTCCAGAAACTGGGATTTATAACTTATCACTAGCTATTTTAAGAGGTAATTACAGACAATTGAAAGTAAGTACCCCTTTAGGAACTTACAAAGGATCAGGTGACTCCGCTACAGTTAATCGTTTTACTTATACGATGACTCATCCTATACCAGGTATACCAGAATTAGCAGCAGGTAGTATAATAAGATTAGGTATGACTAGTAATATTAATGATGATAATGACCCATTGACGTACGGAACAATACCTCCAGGAATAACCATCACGAATCAAGCCTTAGATAATAGATGGATTGTGATAGAAGTGAAGACTGATACAGAAACAAATGCACCTTTGGTAACTTACACTTTATCGTTAGCCCGTTGGAGTTTTGCTAAAAATAATTATACAAATACTAATTACACAATAACCACTGATAATGAATGGGATTTACAAATATGGCCTCCGATGATGTCACTAGTTCCAGGGGAAAGAGTTAAACCTTTATTAAGTCAGAACAATTTATTGTATACAGAACCTGATATACAAATTAAGAATTGTCATTTAGCAGTTGATTATATTTTTCTTTCAAGAGAAGAAACTAGGAGATTTTCCAATAATACTCATGAATATCTCATAGAACAATTACAAATGAATAAAGTATCTTTTGGAAAATTAGAAACTAGAGAAATAGGAAAACAAATTTTATTAAATTTTAAGCATCCAGTTAAAGAATTAGTGTGGATTTTACAAGATGAACAAAATATAGCAACTAGTGGGTTTTATCAAAATAATTGGTTTAATTATGGTTTCAATGATGGAGGTTTAGTTATTTCTACTGATTCTGTTTTGGGAACTAATGGGACTAAATGGGATGGTAAAAATCATGATTTTTTAAGTACGTCACAAGAAAGTGGAATTGTAATCAATACTCATGAACGTTTTCCAAGAAGAAGAAGAAATTACTTTAGATATACACAATCTCAACAACACCATACATGTGTATCAGAAAAATCTATTTATGTTTATAGTTTTGCTATAAGACCTGAAGAACATCAGCCAAGTGGAACTCTTAATTTTTCAAGATTAAGTGACGTACGAGCAAAATTCTTTATAAGTAAAGTTTCTCCTATTGATTTAAGATTAGGAGCATTAATTAATATGACTATGTTTGCTACCAGTTATAATATATTTAAAATTGAAAAAGGTTTAGGTGGAATTCTTTATGAAAATTAATATTGTATAATACTAATGGAATTAGTTAAAGAACCTGTTAAAACTGGTGACATTTTATTATTTAATTATAATGATAGTTGGATTTCATGGGCTATAAAATTCTTTACTAGGAGTAACTATTCACATGTCGGAATGGTAGTAGTTGACCCTCAATTCACAGAAATTCCTTTAAAAGGAGTTTATCTATGGGAATCAGGTAGAGGATATATACCCGATCCAGAAAATCATCGTTTGAAAACAGGAGTTCAATTAACTCCTATGAAACAAGTTTTTAAAACATTTGAAGGTAAAGGTAATGTTTATTTGAGAAGATTAAAAGACCCTAGTAAAATGATAACTGAAGAAAAATTAAAAATTGTTCATACAGCTGTACATAATAAACCATACGATATGGTTCCTTACGATTGGTTAGGAGGTATAATAGGATATGACCCAGAACCTCAAAAAAATGATAGATTTTGGTGTAGTGCTTTAGTTGGTTATATATACTCACATTTAGGTATAATACACCCTAGTATAGATTGGAGTATACTCCGACCATGTGATTTCAGCCCGGAACACGAAAATCTAAGTTTTGTTAATCATTGTGATCTAGATGATGAAGTTATTCAATTAATTTAAATGTACGTCAAAGTTCTTAAACATTTTTTTTAAATGCTTAAGAGTTTTTACTGAAAAAAATTTATTTATTATAAGTAATGGATTTAGTCTTAACAATAATAATTGGACTGTTGATCTTTTATCTTTTTTGTAAGAAAATTTTTAAAAAGAAAGTTTCTAAAAAAGAAGAATATACAGATCCAATTCAAACAGTTATAGATGAAATGAAGAAAAAAAATAGTATGGATACTCTTGGTGAATATTTTTACGTTACATTAAGTGCAGGTTATAGAAATAATGAAAGAGTTAAAAAAGCTTATGCAGACCAAGAAGCAAAAATATTATACGGAGAAACCCTAGATAAAATAAAATCTTTTACGTCTCTTGCTGATTTAAATATATGGTGGAATAGTCAACCTAGTAATTTAAGAAAAATTGAATACATTGTCAAGTATAAAAAAATGATTGCTGATGGTCTTCGTTTTGCTTTTATTCTTTCAGATGAATCTAATAAAGATAAACTTAGATTACTTTTTGAAAATTCTCCTCTTAATAAAAATCCAGTTGTTATTAGAGCTTACGAGAAAAAAAGAAAAGAATTGTACACACCTTTAGTAGACGCTGCTATAGCTCGCCTTAAAACAGGTAATAATGGTAAACAAGATTTAGACTATTTTAATCAGATTACAAAAGATATATTAGACTTTTCAGAAACCGATGATTATCTAACAACTTATGGTAAAATAAGTTTAAAACAATATTACATAAATGAACTTAAAGTAAAATTAAGTAATTTTATTTCAGGTGGAGAACCAAACGAAAGTGGATTGAATACTAGTGATAAACAGATGGCTTATTATACATGGTCAACAGAGCTCGACAATTATTATTTAAGATTACCTCAATGGGTTAGAGATTATAAAAAAGGTAAGGTAGGTTCTATGCAAAAAGCATTTGAATTTAATTGGAGAGTAAATGATAGAAAAGTTAAACAATTATACACTGCTGAATTAGGACTAAAGTATAAATTAGGAGATTTATCAGAATTTCATAACAAAGTACCACAAAGAGTCAAAATGTTCCCTCTTTATCAAACGAAATATGTAGCAGTCTTTACAATAGTATACAATAGAGCTAAGAGTGAAATGTTAAAACAAATTAAAAAATCCAAAAATAGAAATGTTCTTGTTGATTTTAGAATACGTTCTGAAGGAGATTCCAATTATCAAGGTTTCTTTGGAATTGGAAACAATATTCACGCTGATGCACCTAGTATATTGACTAAATTTTGGGAAAGATACGATGCTCTTACAGTAAGTGAAAAACAAGAAGCTTTGGATAATATAAAAAATACAGTCGAAAATGCAAAAGATGGAGTTTCAGTCTTCTTTGAATTGTTAAGACTATGGGAAGATTTAGAAAAAATACCTACAAAAGAAGATTCAGAAGGAAACAATGTTCCTGATACAAATTATGCACACCATAACTGGATATCAAGATTACACAAAGATTCAGGAAGATTCTCGACTGCTTTTTCAAGCGCTAGTAATGATTCTAATAAAAGAAATGACACAAAAGACACTGAAATTTACAATGTTTATATAGAATATCTTAACCAATATAAGGATGTAGAATACAACAATTTTGAAGATTCTCTTAATATTACTGTTGGTATAGGTGAAGTTGCTGGATTAAGTAATATTACTGGTATATTTAGTGATAGTTATTTTAGAGAATTTATCTTTAAAAACCAAGGAGTTTATAATACTATTTATAATAAAATTGTAGCAAAGTGGAATGAAGTATTTACTGATTTCGCAGTAAAATGTTTTCCAGATTCCGACAAAGTTGTGCAATATGTATGGTATAAGACAAGATGGGAAACTATTTTGAAGAATACATATTATGATTTAATTACATACGAAAATATACAAAAAATAGAAAATGCTTATACTAGTAATGCTAAGATTAAAGAACAAGTTATTAAAGAAATTGGTTCTATTGTAAGTGTAATTGTATTAGAAGCTTTTATTAATATGTTACCTAAAAAATTTCAAAATGATGCAGAAATTCAAGCAGCTTATGAAACAAGAGTAGTACAAAGTCTTGAAACAGATATGAAAAGTTATGCTTCTATGGTAGCTCTTCTGGAATATTGGTTAGGCATTAAACCATTGTTTAGAAATTTACAAGCAGTTAAAAACTTATTTCATGATGTAGCTATCTCATTAATGGAAAAAGATATATATGGAGAAAAAATAGATCCTGGTGAAATGGGTTGGGATAGAAGTAATATTGTATCTGGTACAGGTGTATATACAGTTGAAGACCTTTTATTATACTGGGTATCCATAATGGATTATAAAGTAATACAAAATAACCCAGCTTATGAAGAAATAATAAAAACACACCTTAAATATTTATTCCCACTAGAAGTTGGAAGAATACAAGGAGTTGAAACTCTTACTAAATATTGGTTTGGGTGTCATAAAATGATAAGAAAACGTTATAGACAATTAACATGGAATACTTTTTTTACTCGTCTTGAGGAACTTTATAAAAGAGATATGTCCGAATTTAAATATCCTGGACAATATGAAAACCTAGTGGAATATTGGAGAGCTCTAGACCCTATTGTTAGAGGTCAAAAATTCGCATGGTCAACTTTTTTTCCTATATTTGAAAAATTAGTAAAAAATGAAATAAAAACACTTAAAACAACTGGTCAACTTGAAAAAAAAATATGGAAACATCAAGATTTATTAAAATATAGTGCAGTTCTCGTAGAAGCATATGGTAAGAGAATTAATGATTTAAGAGTAGATGAAGGAATGGCGAAAAATGTATCTACTCTTACAAAAAGAGGAGAATGTCCAGCAGATTTTCCTTACGCTTTTAGTTTAGATGATAGATATTTACCAGATAGCTGTTGTAACCACGATCCATATATTAATCAGGATGTAGGTAATGTTAGTTGTACAAATAGAGTCGATTGTCCATATGATGCTGGATGTTATATGCACACTAATTTACATTGTAAAAGTAATTCAGATTGTATGGCTTTTAATGAATCTTTAGGAGAAGCATTAAAACCAGGAGTTAAATGTGACTTAGTAAATGGTTCCTGTTTATATTGTCCTGACGGTAGGCAAAGTCCTATTGGGAGTCCTAAATGTCAATGGGGAGCTAAAAATGATAATTTTCAACATCCTAAACCAACAGAATTTAATACAATAATGCCATAAAATAAAAAAATAAAACGATATAAGGAAAAATATTCATCTAAATTATAATGAGTGTTCTTCTTTCTACCGAGGTAAATGCAGAAAATGTTATTATTAACGAACCTAAAACAGGTAAAACAAGTGGATTTAAATCTGCTAAAATTAGATATAATTTAGAAGGAAAAGAAAGTCGATTCTTTTTACAGACTGGTAAAAAAATGAGAATACCTTTTGGTATTAGCAATAATGAAAAATTTGGAGATGGAACTAGATGGGAAACTCAATTCAGTTTCCAAGATGAAGAAAGAAGTCCAAGTGTTCAAAATTTTCACGAAGCTTTAGACAAAGTTAATAATAAAGTATTACAAACCGTTCAAGAAAATTCAAAAGAATATTTAGGAAAAGAATATAGTTTAGAAATGTTAATGGAATTTTTTAAAAATAGTATAAAACAAGCAAAGGACCCTAAATATGCTCCTACATTCAGAGTACAAGTTCCTTTTAAAGGAGATAAACCATTATTTACTGTTTATAATGAAAAAGAAGAAGAAATGGAGTGGTCTCAAGTAGAAAAAGGTTCAAATTGTACTGCAGTTGTTGAAGCAACTCAAGTTTGGATGAGTTCTGGTACTAAACAATTTGGAGTAACATGGAGACTGTTACAAATGCAAGTATTTAAAAGTGAACAAATAAAAGGTTTTCAAATAAGAAGAGAAGAACAAGAAGATGAAGTAGAAGAAAGTGATGACGACGACGACGAGGATACTGACGAAGATTAAAATATTTGTTGTCTTTAATGAGTAAATGTGATATTTGTAACATTGAAGTTAATGATTATAATTCTATTTTATTTCCTGAACGAGACTTTAATAGTGAAAAGGTTTATAGACAATGTTTTTACTGTAGTGATAGTCTTGTTGATTTATTCAATAAAGGAAATATAACAAAATTTATATTAAAAAGAAAAATAGGTTTAAAAAACTGTAAACAATATTAATATGGACTTACCACAGGACATTATTAATATAATTTACACTTTTAACGCAGACCATAGAGAACAAATGAAACCAGTTTTAAAAGAAATTAAAAAGACGTACTTTATTTGGACTTATAAAAGATGTAATTTTTATAATCAAAGTTCTATTATTCGTGAAGATGATTTCGTTTTTAATTCTATTTTTGAAAACAAAAATACTGACAATTCATATACTAATATAATACAATGTTTAATAGAAATGAAAGAACATGAAATTAAAAGACACTTAGATTTTTGGGGAAATTGTATGTGTTGTAGAAGACATATATTAGACAAACCTAGGATTGCTGAGAACGAATACAATTATTATTATGATCAATTTTCTGGATATATTGACGAAAAAGATTTTCATGGATCAATTTGTACAGATGGACAGAAAATACTAGGGTGTGGTAATTGTAATTGTGTGTGTAGACATTTTTCAAGATGGATTGTAAGAGCTTATACTGGTAATCATTTTATTTAAAAATATAATATTATTAATAATTAAGTATGGAAAACAATAATGATGAATCTCGAAGAGAATATTCCAGTGAAAATATCATTAATTTGATTCGTGACGTAATAAGAGAACCAACGCCAAGACCAACCTTTAGAAATGTTTTTGCTCAATTAGCTATGAACATAATAGAAAGAGGTCTGATAAGAGAAGCAGAAGCTAGGAGTTTAGAAGAAAATAATAAACCAATAGTAGCCACAGAAGAACAAATGGAATCTTTGGGTAATTATCAAAGAGTTACTAAAGAAGAAGCATCTGAAGATAATACATGTTGTATATGTTTAGCACCTTATAAACAAGGAGAAGGAAAAAGAACCTTAGGATGTGAACACTCATTTCATAAAAAATGTATAGATAAATGGTTAACGGTTTCTAAGACTGAATGTCCTATTTGTCGTAAAAATCCATTTGACTAATCTATTACATTTGATAGATTTCTGTATACAAACCCCGCAGTATTCATAAGCTCTGTAGACCTTTTTATATCACCTTTTAGGTAGTTTTTATCTTCATACAGTTCAAGAAAAACTTTCATCCCAGAGAAGACATTATTCCATTCTTCTCTATCTTTTTCTGGGTATATACTCAAGTCATGTTCATATTTATTTAATAAAAGTGTATAGTATTTTTTAATTTCGTGTAAATAATAGTATAAACTTTGAAAATTATTATTCCCAACGATACCATTGTGTAATCTACTAAATTCTTGCCAATCTTTATTAATATTAATACTTTCAAGTGAAGAAATTAATTCGTCCATTATATTTATTACGTCCAGTTATGTTTAAATAAATAAAAGTTATTATTATTATGAAGAGAAGAAGATTAAATTCAGAAGAAGAAGAAGACGAAGAATCACACGTTAAAGTTATTGGAAATAAAATTATATTTTACGGAGACGTTACCAATAAAAGTTGTTTTGATATAATTTCTGCATTACATGAAGCAAAAGAAAATCTTTCATCTGGAAGTCAATCTAATGAGATTTTTTTACATATATGTACACACGGAGGAGATGTTTACCCAGCATTAGGTCTTATAAGTCAAATTGAAAATTTTCCATCAAAAATTATAACCGTTACAGAAGGATGCGTAGCTAGCGCTGGTGTTCTCATCGCTTTAGCAGGGCATGAAAGATGGATGACTAAAAATTCTTATATGCTTATTCACGAAATAAGAAGTTCTTGTTGGGGTCGCTACAGTGAATGTCAAGACGACCTACAAAATCAAAATTTATTAATGAAAGACCTTAAAGAATATCTTGTAAATAAAACACGAAGAAAATTAAGAGGTCAAGAATTAGACAACGTACTAAGACATGATTTACTTTGGAACTCTGATAAATGCTTAAAGACCAAACTTGTGCATAAAATAATTTGAAAAAAAAATGTTAGTGACTCTTAATGAACACCAGACTTTTTATTATAGTAATATGTATAGGTCTACTGTTATTTTATATTCAAAAAAAAGAACCTTTTTCTAATGTTAATAGGGCTCCCAATGTTGATTTCCCTTTTAGAAATATACAAGACCAAAATGGTAAAAATTTAAATATAATAGCATTAGGTGCTCCTTTCAGAAAAGATAAACATAAAGAGTTGTTTAGTAAGTATCAAAAAATGGGATTTCCAATAATTGGAGTCACTAGTTATCAAGGATTTCCAGGTACCATCAATAATCCTTATGAAGACAAATATTATAAAAATCATAACGACGATTATTTAAAAATGTGTAAAGCATGGTGCTATTGTTTTAAAGATTCTTCTTTATTTAAAGGTAAACCTTGTCTAGAAATATCAGAATCTGATTTTACTAATCATAAATGGTATCATCTAAATGGAAAGAAAAAATATGATTTCATTTACGTTTGTCTCGATGACAAAACTACAAATTGCGATAAAGGATGGCAAAGTTATAATAGAAATTGGAAACTAGCTAAACAATTAATTCCTATTATGTGTAATAAATACAATCTAAAAGGTATCATTGTAGGTAGAACTAATTGTGGAATAGAAAAAGAATGTAATGGTAATTTAGAAGTTAAACCATTTCAAAAATATTGGGCATTCATAAAAATTCTTAAAAGTTGTCGTTTTCTTTTCCTTCCCAATATTTATGATGCATCCCCTAGGATTCTTTCTGAATCACTTGCTTGTGACATACCAGCAATTGTAAATAAAAATATATTGGGTGGATGGAAGTACGTCAACAATAAAACAGGAATCTTTTTTAATAACGAAAGAGACTTTGAAAAAAGCCTAAGGGTTTTATTAAAAAACATGAAGTTGTATAAGCCAAGAGAATGGTTCAAAGAAAATTATGGCCCAGAAAATAGTGGTAAAAGATTAAAGAAATTCTTAAAGGGTATTTATCCTGAACTCATAGATGCAAAATATGTAAAATTTGCTATTTAATTGTTAAAATTATTAAAAAGAATATTCTTAAATGTTCTCTTTATTAATTTTTAAATATATTAGATGGCATTAGCGTAAAATGGATCATCGAAATTGGAACTTCTATGTTTGGAAAAATAGTCAGAAGCAGCATTTCTTGTCCTTTGTGTCATAGCTCGTTTCAGAAATTTAGAATCATCATTACTATCATTATAACTATCATGATATTTAGCAGCACCAATAAGAGCACCTCCAACTAAACCTGCTGTTCCTATGCCTGCAGCTGCACATTTTACAGGATTTAATCCACACCAATTATGTAGATTAATTTCTAATTTTGAATTACCAGATGCTATTAAGTATTCTTTATCTTTTTTAGTTAATAAAGGTTTTCCTGTATTTAAATCTCTTTTTCCAATTTTTGCAAATACTAATGAATATTTAATAGCTTTTTTTTTTGTATTTATCTTAGAGTTAAATTTTTTAATAAATTCAAATTCTTCATCAGTTAATGGATCTTTTTTGAAATTTCTGAAACGGTTTTCTTTTATTTTTTTAGACTTTCCAAATCTAAATTTTTTACCAGTTTTTGATGGATTATAACTTGCATACCTTAAAGGATGTCTATGAGGTCTACCGAATCTAAACTTCTTATTTGTTTTAGCTGTATTGTATCCTGTTAACACATGATCTGGATAATGAAATTCAGGACGACGACTTCCAAAACGAACTGTTCCACCTACAGTGTATCCAAAATAAGGCCTACCGAAATGAGATCTAGAAGGAACTACTCTATGACCTTTTCTAGCTGCCCCAAATTTTCTTTTTCTTTTCTTTGAAGCTTTTTCGCATTGTTTTTTCAATACTTTTACTGATTTATATACCCTCTTTCCACCTCTTTTCACAGTTAAACGCACTTTTAATTTTTTACACTTTTTCTTAAGACTTTGTGAAATTTTCTCTTTTTTCATCTTACTCTTACGTTTTATTTTTTTTTTCCCATAATATAATTTTTTTTTCGATAATCCTTTGTTTACATCTCTTATATGTCTAAACATTGATTTAAAATAGTTCCCTATATGTTTTGGTCTACTTGAATCTTCTTTTTTATACCAACTTCTTAAAAAATCTTTCCATGCTTTTAAAGAATTTTGTTTAATAAAATTTTGAGATCTTCTACGAAACTCTTCCTGTAAATCCTTAGGTATAAAATCATACATTTGTAATAAATTATTATTCTTTAATAGTTTTTTCATCTTACTAAATACTAACATTTTTTTATCAAAAATATTATTACTCAGTATTAAAATTATTTATTTCTTTTTCTTTCTTTTCATAGCCGTTTTGCACTGCTTCTTTAACATCTTTTCAGACTTGTACACCCTCTTTCCTTTTCTTTTTACAGTCAAACGCACCTTATGTTTTTTACAAAGCTTTTTCAAAGCTGCTGATGGCTTCTTTGCTTTTTTACCGAAACTGGATTTCTTTCTTTTTCTTCTACGTTTACCGTACTTCAAACCATAACCAAGTGTTTTATAATATTCTAACTTTTCCTTTTCTTTTGCTTTATTGATTTCTTTTATGATTGTATCATGATGTCGTGGGCTAGATATTAACAACTGTAATATATCAACATCACGGCTTTCTGGAAAGTAATATTCATATTCTGCTGCTACTCGTCTATAATGTTCATCTTCATCATCTTCATATGCCATTCCGAATCTTCTTTTTCTTCTTTTAACTGTTTTCTTCTTCTTTCTCTTCTTCTTCTTTCTCTTCATAGCTGTCTTACACTGCTTCTTTAACATCTTTTCAGATTTGTACACCCTCTTTCCTCCTCTCTTAAGAGTCATTTTAACTTTCAAACGCTTACACATCTTCCTAGTAGCTGCTGATGGTTTCTTGGAAACCTTTTTTCCGAATTTTTTATGACCAGGACAATGACAATTATCTCCAAACTTTCTTTTTCTTCTCTTTTTACCATAACTCAACTTTTTTTGTACAATAGCCATTGGATCGAAACCTGTAATACTACTTCCACATTCAGAACATTGACCTATACATTTTGGACTGAATTTTTCTTTACCATTACATCCAGCACCGAATTTGTATCTTCTTCGTTTACCGAATTTATGGTTACCACAACTTTCACATCCTCCAAATTTCTTTTTCTTTCTTTTGCCAAACAATGATTGCATAATAAGATCCCTAGGATCATATCCTTGGGTTTGTTCATAATCTTCCAGGTACATTGGCATTGGAGTTGTGCTTCTACCAAAAGACCTTTTTTGTGTGAAAATAGAACTCAATCCTTTAGCAATTCTATCAGCTCCTCTACCTACTCGTTTAACTATTTTATCAGCTCCTCTACCTACTTTTTTAGCTGTTCTCGTAGCTCCTCTACCTACTTTTTTAGCTGTTCTCGTAGCTCCTTTTCCTACTTTTTTAGCAGTCTTTGTTACATTTCTAGCTGCTCCTTTTACACCTTTAACAATACCAACCTTTTTACCAGCTTTCTTTTTCTTTTTACCAGCTTTCTTTTTCTTTTTTCTTCCATATTTTCTTTTTCTTCTTCTACGTTTACCATAAGCACCTTTTTCTGGTGCTTTAGTAGGTTTATTCCCCTCCGCTAGATTACGTTCTTTAATAGCATTATTGACTTCAATAACTCTTCTATTATAGTTTCTTAATTCTTCTTGTGTTCTACTTGGTTCACCTCTTAATCCTGCATCTGCTATTTCTAATCCAGGATCTGCTTCTGTTATGTTAACTTCTTCTTCAGCTTGTTCTTCTATTTCTTTTATTGAAGCAGCTAATTCTTTGTTAACTGTAGCTTCTATTTCAGCTTGTTCAGTTGCTGAGGCAATATTATCACCTATTTTTTTAAAAAAATCAGCCATATACTAATTATTAACATTTTTTTTTAAAAATAATAATAATTAATAATTTAAAAAAATTATCTTCGAGGTGGCTTTACGTGTCTTCTCTTTCGAACTTTCACAGGTTCATCAGAAGATGTTTGACTAACTGCTTCTTCTTCTGCCGCTTTACGAGCTGCTTCTTCTTCTGCCGCTTTACGAGCTGCTTCTTCTTCTGCTGCCTGACGTGCTGCTTCTTCCTCTGCTGCCTGACGTGCTGCTTCTTCCTCTGCTGCCTGACGAGCTGCTTCTTCCTCTGCTGCCTGACGAGCTGCTTCTTCCTCTGCTGCCTGACGAGCTGCTTCTTCCTCTGCTGCTTGACGTGCTGCTTCTTCCTCTGCTGCTTGACGTGCTGCTTCTTCCTCTACTTGTGTGTTGTCAACGTGTTCTTCTGTACTGTCCATGATATTAATTAATAATATTTTATTTTTAAGTAATATTAATTAATATAGTCTTTAAGGTTATTTATTTCTTGGATTTCTTCTTCTTTCTTTTCATAGCCTTTTTACACTGCTTCTTTAACACCTTTTCAGACTTGTAAACCCTCTTTTTACCTCTTTTTACAGTCAAACGCACTTTTAATTTTTTACACATTCTTTTAGTAGCTGCTGATGGTTTCTTTACTTTTTTACCGAAACTGCCACATCTACTCTTTCTTTTTCTTCTTCTTCGTTTACCGTAAGATACCTGGATGTACGGTGGAAGCGTCGAAGCTCCTTTATAGCCTTTCATTTCTAAGTCATATTTTGCCCTTCTTCTAGCTGCTTTATCACGAGCATCTTCGTTTGCTAACATTTGCATGTATGTAGCACTTTGTTGTCTATGTTCTGGTGATGCTTCCATTCTTTTTCTTATCAATCTGTCTGCTCTTCGTGGCATTAACCTGTTCATAAAGCCTTGTGTTTGATAATTTGCTTCTCTATAACCTCTTTTTGCTTTTCCTCTGTAGTCATAATTCATTAATCCTTTAGTAAATTTTAAAGTTGGGGATTCATAAGGATTTGACCCTAGATATCTGTCAAATTCTGTTCCCTTAAATCCAGTAATTTGTTTTCTTGCTTTTCTTGCATCACGCCTTTTTTTTGCTAAATAAGTTTCGTAACCTGCTAGACCTACACCTGCTGCTCCTCCTAGTCCTAGACCTACGTACCCTGCGGTTCTTCTTGGATTTCTTCTAGCGGAACGAGCGGTTGCTCTAAGACTTCTTTTTGCTCTCCTTGCGGCGGAACTCAATCTTTTTCTCATTGTTTTGCTTTTTTTACTTTTTGTCTTTTTTTTTGGTGGCATTATACCAGAACGTATTATTTTTTTTTTAACGAAATTATTTTTTTTTTTAAAGAATATTAAATTATAATTATTATTATTTAATATCGTTTAAAGTTTATACATTATTTATTTCTTGGATTTTCTCTTCATTGCTTTTTTACATTGCTTCTTCAACATTGCTTCAGACTTGTAAACCCTCTTTTTTCCTCTCTTAAGAGTCATTCTAACTTTCAACTTTTTACACATTCTTCTAGTAGCTGCTGATGGTTTCTTTGCTTTTTTACCGAAACTTCTTCTCTTTCTTCTTCTGCGTTTACCGTATAATAAAGGTTGTAATCCTCTAAATGTTCCATGACTCCTGTTGTACATTGCATCTAACTCTCTGGCTTTTGATTGTTTATTTTCACCTATTGGACCTTGAAGGAATGTTTGCATATTATCCTCCTTTTTCCCTGAAAAAAATCCTCTAATCCTACCAGGAAATCCCATAGTACCTTTTTTAGCTGCTTCTGCTGCAGCAATTACTTTTTTTTTGGCTGCTGGAGGTAGAGACATTATATGTTTTTTAATTTCGTCTCTAGGGGTATCTTTAAAATAATCATATACATCCATTGCACCTCCTTTAGCTCTTCTAAATGCTGCTGCAGTTGGGGATTGGAATCTTGTATCAGCACCAGAAGTTTTTAATCCTCTTCTTGCAGCTAAATAAGCTTCGTAACCTCCTAGACCTAGTACTCCTGCTCCTGCTAGACCTGCTAAGATTTTTTCTGGGTTTTCTTCTGCATAACTCAATCTTGTTCTCTTTTTACTTCTCTTTCTTTTTGGTGGCATTATACTTGAACGTTTTATTTTTTTTTGTCCGAAATTCTTTTTTTTATTTTTTAATTTATTTTGACACTGTTCCTTTAAAACCTTGGAAGATTTATAAACCCTTGTTTTACCCCTTTTGACAGTTAAACGCACTCCATGCTTTTTACACATCCTCTTTAAAGACGCAGAAGGACCCCTTTTACGCTTTCCGAATTGTGTTTTTGTTGTTTTTGTTGTTTTTGGATCTTTTGTTTCTTCTTTTTTAGCTGCTGCTTCTGCTGGTGGTGTACTTTCTGCTTTTGCTCCTGTTACTTTTTTTTTAGCTGCATCTACTGCCGCCGTTGCTCCTTGTACAGCAGTTTCTTTTGCTAAAATTAATAATTCATAATTTTCTTCATTTTTATCATTTTTAATTTTTTGTTGTAAAACGTCTGGTTTTTTAAATACTATATTACCTAAAATATTCATTATTAATTTTGGGGAACCCTTTAAACTTTTGTAAAAAGCTGGTAGTAATCCCGATGCTGATTTTAAAATAAAAGCTTTAGGACCTAATTTTGCTGTTATTTTATCTCTTAATCCTAAATTATCAATCATTGAATACAAAGATTCAACTGCAATGTTTCCTTTCTCGTTGATATATTTTTTTAAATTTGAAAAAGTAAATTTATCAGCTTGAATATCTTTTATTAATTCCTGTTTAATCTGGGTAATATTTGTTGATAATATATTAACTTTTTTTGCATCACTAACTTTTTCTCCTATTTTTTTTTTTAGATCATCTCCTTCAGGTACGTTGCTTTCTATTACAGCTGCTATCTCTTTTTTTACAGGACTAATTGCGGTAGAAACAGTATCCAATACAGAACCGAATTTTCTTTTTCTTCTTCTTCTTCTCTTTGGAGCTTTTCTTTTAGAAACATTTCTTTTTCTTTTTGCCATATACTTAAACACAACAAAATAATTTTAACACATTTAAAAATAAATGCTTGTCATATTCAGAATGGAAAATAAAACTATCGAAAGTAAAACGACAGAACAACACCCTTTAAACGACCAATGGTCTTGGTGGGAACACCGTAAAGCGAGTAGCGAAGATGATTACTCTAATAATACAGTTCGCTGCGCTGACTTTGAAACAGTAGAAGGATTTTGGCAATGTATTAACAATATCCCTAGTCCCAGTGAGTTTTTCTACAATGGTCACAATAATAAAAGATTCAGGAATAAAGACGGTTCTAAAAGACATGTTATTTCCTTTAGTGTATTCAGAAAAGGTATTCACCCATCTTGGGAGGACGATGCCAATAGATGTGGAGGAGACTTTACCTTTAAAAAATTCAGAGACACACGAAAACTAGATGAAGTCTGGGAAGAATCTATACTACATATGATTAGTGGACACTACCCTAACATCGTTGGAACAAGGATCGTAGATACGTCAGTCAGAGGAAAAAACCTTTATAAACTTGAAATATGGTTTTCACCAAGGGACGCAGAAGAATCTCTTAAACCTTTAATGGATACCATCAACGATGACTATCGATTAAAGGGTTATTATACTAAATACCACTCTAATTAAAATCTATTACTACTCGCATTTGCCTTTTACCGGCTCCCTTTTTAATTTTTAAAAATTCTTTATTGTTTTTATTTCGTTTATTAACAGAATCAAGCATATCCTTTTCGATGTCTTTGATATTGTTAAAAACATAATCTATAATATTTTCGCGAATACACCACCTAAAGAAGTTCAATTGACCTACCGTTGTCAATATTCCATCTTCTCTTTCTTCGTAATCTTCCATTTTTTCTACATGTTCGGTTTTAAATTCATACACTCCATCTTTTTGTTCATAAATCAAAAAAATTCTTTTTCTTCTACAGAAAGGGTCAAACTGTTTTTTACTGAAACCCTTAAGTTGATTCTTATAGTCTAAGAATATATCTTTATTAATGAAAGTACTGTGTTTTTTTGAATAATTTGTTGCAAACCAGTCTAAAATTCTAAGTGATATTGTTGTTTTTCCTGTGACAATTGGGATGAATATTGAAAAACGACTAATATTACTAAACCATTTTAGTAAACTAGAAAGCAATAACTCTTCTTTAGAACAAATAGGAATCGCTGTTAAAGAAGCCATGATACTAATCAAGGTACTAATTCTTTATACATTTTTATGATTTTTAAAACGCGTAAAATTTAAAATTCTTTAAAGCAACTTTGTCTAACAATTGATAAACCATAGTCATCAAAACACCCATGATAACATTAAACATCAAAGGGTTTTTTGATCCAGGGATTACCTTCATAACACCAGAACGGATAGTTTGCATTTGAACGAGGATCAATACAATTAAAATACTCACACTTTCTTTAAAATTTTCAAAAAATATTTCTTTTATTTTCCCTATCATTCCTTTAGGTTTTTTCATTTTACTAATTTTCATATTTCTCCCATGTGGTTGAAAATGTTCTCTCCTCATTACTCTACTATGGTCATGTGGTGGAGTAGGTCTTCTCATCATAGGAGGTCTATGTATTACTGGCGGAGGTTCCATTGTTTGAGGAGCTTGTCTAATTTGTGTATGGTTTTGCATATTCTGTTGCGGTGGAGGTAAATTTTGCATCTGTCTAGAGGGAGGTGGCATGTCGTAATTACCAGGTCCTCCTCTTTTATCATATACGTCTCTCATTGAAACAGGTCCTCCTTGTCCAATTGTATTTTCTGGCATATGCCTATTTGTATTCATTGCGGGAGGGTTTTTATTCATAAGTGCACTTAGAGATGTAGAACCACCTTCAAATTCGTCATTCATTACTAAATACTACTTATTATTATATTCCCTTAGAAACGCGTTAAGTTTTCTGTCATTATTTTTTGATGGTATTCGTTATTTTTAATAGAATCGGGTAGATTTTGTAAATTTGTATTATGTATTCCCTTAAATCTTCCTAAAAGGAAGATAAAGCCTAAAAACATTATGACAATAATAGCAATATTCCATTTTTGAACCTCGAAAAAATTTCTATCACGAGGAGGAGGAATTGCTAAATCGCGTAACACCTTAGGGTCTACTAATTTAGGGGGATTCATAATTGATAACAACATTATAATTTACCGTACAATAGCGCAGAACGTCTACCATAACCAGCACCTACTGGGAATGAATAACCGAAACCACCACAACCTCTAGGTTGTTTTTTAAGTTCAAACCCAAATTTGAAGTCTTTATGTTTTTTCAATACCGCACCAGTATCCATCATATCGATAAGTTGTGGAAGCTTTTTGAAACTTACTCGTTTCTTTTTCATTTTCCTTAGTCCGTCTAGTGTATACATCTTACCATTAGGTCTTCCTTTTTTATTTTTACTGTAATTTCCTTTAGATGTGAAACGAATACCAAGGAATTTCTTTCCTTTTCTTCCTACAATATAAATACCTTTCTTTTTACCAATTTGACGTACAGATTCTGTTGCTTTACTCATAATTTTTCTACCGAATGCTGTTTTACCGAAAAAATACACATCAAAAGGATTATCTGATGGGGGGTTATTATTATTAT